TCAAAGCGAATGGCCTGAAGCTCCGTAGGCTCATCGGTGCGAATGCCAAAGATGAAATCGATGCCAGCGCCACCGGCGCCATTCTCACGACGGAACCGCTCAAAGCGATCAGGATCGATCAGCCTTGCTGCGTGCTCGTTGGGATATGGCCGAGCTTCGTGACCTTCGATGCTGCGATCCTCTCGCGCCTTCTTGATGCTCTCAGACTTTGCTGTGCTCCAGGTCTGGCCAGGATCACCACCCCAGGCCGCCCATGACACACGGCCAGCCGAGGGATAGCCATCCTCATCAGGGCTGAAGCCTTCGCCCTGCTTGTCCACCTCATGCCTAGCAAACCAGGCCGCCATCGTGATCACCGTGTCAGGGCTCAGCTCATTGCCTGACAGGATCTGACTGGCCCTGCGTGCTGCGACTTCAGTGCCGCCGGCCTCGCCCTCTTCTTTCCACGCGCGATAACGCCGCGCTTCTTCCCTCATGCCTTCAGTCGGCATCAGGTTGATCTCAGTGCCGTTGACGTTTGCCATCAGGCAGCAGCCTCCTCATCGATCACGTCAGGCGTTGCGTTTGGTGCGCCGCCCTGGGCATCGTCAGCAGGGTTGGTGTCGAACTGCAGGCCCAGCTGCTCAGCTCGATCGACTTCATTCGAGCGGGCAACCATCAGATCCTCAAGATCGCCACCGCTCTCAGCGATCACTTGCGCCTGAGTCTTGAATCCGGCCCGCACAGCGTCGCGGTAGGCCTGCACTTCCTTCTGTGGATCCACCCAAGCCCAGCCACGTGGGTACCACTGCACGGCCTCGTAACGCTCAGGCATGGCCTCATAGTCAGGCAAGCGCTCACGGCTGATGGTTTCGTAGCTGCAGCCAATGGCCGCCGCAACGGATCGCAGCATCCCGCGCAGGAACGGCTCGAACTGACCATCAGGTGCATCGAGCTGCGGCACGTTGATCGTCTCGCCCGGTGCCAGATACTTGAAAACACCAGGCTCGAAACGACTGACGCGCTCATCGTCATAGACCTCATCGCCTTGCAGCTCGCCCTCTGGTGACTGGATGAAGCCCATCAGGCTGCTGTTGGCTCTGGCCCTGACCACCTCGGCCTCCTCATAGCCATCGAGATGATGCAGCCGCTTGATCGCGCTTGATACCCATGGCGCACCACGCGTCTGACCAGGCCGCTCCGTGATGAACAGGTGAATGATCTGCTCAGCCGGCACCTCGATCACTTCACCACCGCGAGCGTTGGCGATATCGCCAGGGTGAACAGTGCGGAATGCGTAAGACAGCGGTCGGCCCCAGCGGTTCACCTTGACGCCCATGCGCCACTGGTCGCCGTTGGCATCCTTGCCGTAGCTCTTCCCTTCGTCGCAATAATCCGACTCAATGATCTCGATGCCAAGCGGCACACGGCTGCGACCGAATGCCTCGGGGATGATCCGCAGGAACACCTCACCGGATTCAGCCACGGCCATGATCGCCAGCCGCAGAATCTCGGCCATGCTCAACCGGCCGCCAACATGGCAGCGGTCGGCATGACACCAGGATTGCCATGCTGCCTCGATACGACGGTTCACTTGCTCATTGAGCCTGTTGCCGCGTTGCATCCGCACGCGGCACTGCATCCTGATGCCTTGACCGATCACATTGGCGCCGATCGCGCGGATCGCCTGACGTGCATAAGGCGAATCACGAACCAGCTGCCGTGAACGATTCCGCAGCCTGATCAGGCTGCCATCGATCTCAGCATCGGCGCTGGTGCTGCTGGTGATCCAGTTAGCCGTGAGCCGTGAAGTCAATGCGCCCTCGTAGGCGCGACGTCGTGGCCGCTTCTGCTGTTGCTGCTCAGTTTCAACAGCCTCGATGGGCTTGGCTTTCTTGCTGGCCATCAGAACCTCACGAAGACGTTACGGGGATCACCAAGCCCCTGGGCAATCTTCTCAGCAGCACGCTCGCGAGCAACGATCGCCTTCAGCTGCGACTCACGCTGCATCAGTACGTTCAGATCGTTTGCGGTGTAGCTGCGGTTTCCGATGCTGTATTGCTTCGCGCCTTTGCTGATGATCGCGCGGATGGCTGCCTGCACGGCATCTAGGTCCTGCTCGGCCTGGCTGCGGCCATCAAAGGCTGTCGGATCGCCGGTGTAGGCCAGGGACGGCAGCACCTCGGTGGTGCCGCTGCCGATGACAACAACGACGGCGCCCGATGTGATGCGCTTCTCCCAATACCAGATGCCGGCATCCCAGTCGGCGGTTGTGGTTGCTGACAAGGAGACATCCCAACCGCCATCAGATCGAGCGCTGCCGGCAGCCGTTGCGCCCTCGCCTGCAGTGTTCGTGCGGAAATTAACCTGCAGCGTCCAAGTATCTATTTTCGCTTACCGCAGCCTCAAGCTGATCCCACATCGTCGCCCTGTTGTAACGGCGCTTCACCAGCTCCAGCGTCGCCAGCGCATAGACCGCCAGGTCAAGCGGCTCATTGCGTGCGCCTGATGGCTTCTCCCACGTCAACACCTGAAAGCCCTTGACCGTCTTAGGCACCAGGCGCTCGCAGGTCAGGCCCTGCAGGAACTCCTCCGTCACGTCGTTGCCGAAGTGGATCGAGCCAGGCCCGGTGCTGTCTTTCTTCAGCCTTGCGTAGATCGTGCGCCGCAGCCTTGGTGCTGCTGCCCTTGATCGCCACCACACCTTCGCGGGTGCGTTGTCGGCAGAACTCATAGGCCTCCTGCGTGAAGTGGCCGCCGGTATCCACGGCGCAATGTCTGACGGTCATCGTGCCGCCATCCTCTCGTGGCCATTGCGTCTTCCTGATGCTGTCGATCTGCTCCCACACCTCGTCATAGGCCGGGCTGCCCTCAATCTTCTGATGCCAGATGCGCCACATCTCCTCACCACGACCGAAACCCCAGACTGTTGTCTCAAGCCAGGTGTCCTGTACGTCAACCGCCATCAGGAGCAGCACCACACCAGCTGGCACGGTGCCGCTGCTGTAGGTCTCAGACTGCGCCTTCGCCATCAGCCCATCAGCGTTGATCGCAGCGACTGCCTCATCCTCCCAGGCTTCAGCCGCACGTTTGTTCACCCAGCCCTTTAATAGCAGCGGGTCAGTCTTGGCTCGCAAGAACTCATCACGGATCTGCGCCCAGCTGGTCCAGCCAGCCGGCGCATACCAGCCAGGCAGGTGGAAGCCAGCGGTGATGCCATCACCCTTAGCCGTGGCCTGCCACTGCGCACCCATCAGCATCGTGGTCTTGTGCTGCTCCCCAACACGCTCACCGCAGGCAGGACACTGCGCGAACACCTCACCGTCAGGCGCATCCCACTTCATGTGCTCACGCCAGCGGAGCACCTCATGTGCACCACAGCAGGGCATCTGTAATGCCAGCTGACGGCGATCTGATCGTGTCTCATACTCATGCGTGATGCGACACATCCCGCGAGTGCCGGGCGTGGAGGTGATCAGCACCTTGCCCATGGGGAACGTGCTGGTTCTGGCCTCAGCGTTCTCAAGCGGGTCGCCCTTGTCATCTGCCTCAAACGGATAGGACGACACCTCGTCGGCTAGCAGGTAGGCAGCTGGCATGGACTGCAGACCGCTGCCGCTGTTAGCGCCAGTCAACACGAACAGGCCGCCCCTGAACTCTTTCAGAAACATGGTGTTGCCGCTGTCCCTAGCCCTCGCGGGAGCGATCAGCTCAGACAGCACAGGCGTCTCCCGAAGCAGCGGCTCTAGGCGCTGGCGGTTCAGACGCTTGGCCATGTCGAGCGTTGGCTGCACAAGCAGCGTCGGCGCTGGCCAGAGGTGAATGATCGCGCCCAGCCAGTTGAGCACTACCTCCGTCTTGCCCATCTGCGATCCGAACATCAGCACCACACGGCGCCATGGGCTCGAGGGACTCAGGCACTCCATTGGCTCGCGCAAATATGGCGTGCGATCTGTGCGCCAGGGGCCAGGCTCCGCTGATCCTTTCGTTGACAGGACACGATGGCTATCGGCCCACTGCGCCACCGTCATCGGATCAGGCGGTCTGAATCCTGTTCTAAATGCCGGTGTGTAAATCAGTCGATTAGCCATCAGAAATACTCCTCATTGCCGTCCTGATTTCTTCGGTTAGATATTGATGCATTGCCCGCATATCATTCATGCTCGCCAGAGTAGGAATAACGCGATCAGGAATGGCAAGCATATTATCCCGGACGATCCGAGCAATATTAAAAGCCTCTGCTTTAACTTCAGCCGTAGAAATTAATTCGCCTTTTAGTTGTTGAAGCTCGATGCGCTCACGCTCAGCTTGCCAAACGGCACGAGCTCGCTTTGCTTCAGCAAGAGATGGCCCACCACCAGCTGGGTGCGGTTGACGCGAATCGATCGGACCTGATGGTGCTGGCGGAGGTGGCGCAGCAAATCCTGCGCGGTGATCGGTATTGCCAGCCCATTGGCGATCAGCGAGTGTTGCGTCTATGTGCCAGCGGCCATCAATCTTTCGGACAGCCGGCTCAGTTAAACGGCCAGATTCAATAGCTTTAAGAACAGCGACATGAGATGTACCACGCAGGCCAAGTGTTTTACGGTGTGCGGCATAACTCTTTAGGTTCATGCGTAGGGAAAGTCAGGACCTTTTGCGGTTTTTTCAATTATCCACCCGGCAAAATCTCCAAACTTAAACCATAAATACCCTGGCGCTCCTAGTTGGCTTTCAATAATTGGGCGCTGTACACCAGAAAGACTGAGCTCTTTCTCTATAATTTCATCAGACGTTACGCCTGCAGCACGCTTTCCTGCAAGCGTTAGGCGATAAAAAACCGTGCTTAGATAGCCGCCTACAGGTTCAAGTTTGTCAAATACGACGATTGCGCCACCTGGGCGACAGGCATTACACAACCTATTCATTACCTGCACTCGTTTGCACGGCTCGATAAACATCAGTGTTAGAAAAACAACCGCAAGGTCATAGCCTTCATAGTCGATGTCTTCCGCCTTAGCGCAGACGATCTCACCTGGCGCTTCATAACGTTTTACCATCTCGGCCGATGGTTCGATTCCGATCAAACGAGCGCCGCGATCATTTAGCACCGGGGTAATTGCTCGGCCAATGTTGCCGGTTGCAGCGCCGATGTCGTAGACCAAGCCACCTTCCGGGATGTAGTGCCTGGCAATGTGCGTTACCGCGTTTGTCGCTAGGTCGTACCAGGGCAGCTGCTCGCGAACGTGGCGGTCGAAGCCAGCGGCGACGCCAGGAGTCTCAAAGGTCCAGTTGCTAGGAATGTCCATCTCAGAGCCTGTCAAGGATTTCAGTTTTGATAGTGCTAGCGATCTGCGCCATCATCAATGGCGGAACGGCTCGGCCAATCCGTTCCCAGCGCTGCGAGAAATCGCCGGTGAGATTGAAATCGTCAGGGAATCCGCCGATCCTGCGAAGCTCTTGAAGCGTTAGTGTCCGAGGCTCAGACCAGTGGTAGAGCTGCTGCGTCCCCTGAGTGATTGTGTTGGCTTGACGGTTCGGCGATTGCTTGACGTGTGTCAAAAAGCTGTTCTTACCGGTCAGCTCCCGGCAAGCGTTTGAGAGCGACGCGCCCGGCTTTGTCGCAAGCCAGTAGCGGTGCGTGTCGGTCCCAGGCTTCAGACGCTTCGCCTCACCCACGTCGGGTAGCCCCTCGACCGCTTCGCCGACCGTGTAGCGATAGGGCAGTGGCGACGGATGAACAGGATCAAGCACAAGATCCTCTCGTACTCCAACAAAGATCGTCCGCTGCCGCATTTGCGGAACGCCAAGCCACTGAGCATCTAAAACCCGGCAGCTCACGCGATAGCCCGGCTCTCGAAGCGCCGCAAGGATCCGCTTAAAGTAACCCTTCGCTGTGCCCTTCACCAGGCCGCTGACGTTCTCCGCAACAAAGACCTTCGGGCGTATCCCATCAAGCAGCCGCACGTACTCGAAGAACAGGTCATCGACACGCTGCGCTTTGTCGCTGTAGGTTTTAACCTTGCCCCAACCTGCCTCGCGTTTTCCTGCGGTTGAGAAAGCCGAGCACGGCGGCGAACCGTCAAAAAGATCAAGTTCGCCACGATCTACACCAGCCTGATGTAAGACGTGCTCCGGCTTGACCTGCCGGATATCCCTGGTGTCTAGAAAGCTGTTCGGATGGTTGGCCTTGTAGGTTCGCTGCGCTTCCTCGATAAACTCGTTGGCATAGACCACCCGGTAGCCCGCCATGCGGTAGCCAAGGCAAGATCCACCGCAGCCGCTAAAGGTCGAAGCAACGCGGTAGCCGTTCCACGGTAATGCCGTGATTTCGCGCATAGTTGGTACACAATAGGTTGGTTTGCTCATTTGCTTTTACCACTCCACTCATAACCGCATGATGGACAACGGTGATCGGTATCAAGATCATCGTCAACTTCGTCAAACTCGTCAGGCGCTTCAGCTCTATCTATTGCTTCAGGGTCAAGTAATCCCGCAAGCTCATCTTCTGACCATCCCATTAGAGATAAATCAAAATCAACAAGATTTAGTGCAGCAATTTCTTGCTGCAGCAGATCAGCATCCCATCCGGCATTCAACGCGAGCTTGTTGTCCGCTAGTACATATGCTCGTTTTTGATCCGGCGTTAGGTGATCAAGTACTACTACCGGCACCTCGGTTAGGCTTAGGTCCTTAGCGGCTGCCAAGCGGCCATGGCCGGCAATGATTTCATCTTTGCCGTCGACAAGGATTGGATTAGTGAAGCCAAACTCCTGAATTGACGCCGCAATCTGCGCTACCTGCTCGGGGCTGTGCGTGCGAGCATTGCGCTCGTACGGCACTAACCGATCAACCGGCCAGTGCTCGATTTTTGACGGCATCACAGGTGCGTCAGTCATCGCCTCACATCGTGTAAGTACAGGTTACAACCACTTGCGGAGAACCTCGCGCTGTTTTTCTTGATTCCTTGCAGGGCAAAGGATCCCCACTTGTAACCGCATCGTGGTTCTGTCGCTAACAGCGGCAGCGGTCTGCAGTCCATGCC